ACTTGTTGAACCTATAGAAACATTCCCAGACGAATCTATACGCATACGTTCTGTACTGTTTGTTCGTAGTAAAAGGGGATGGTTGGAATACATTCCAATATTTCCTGAACTTCCTCCACTCTGCATCCTTACTATTCCACCACCAGACTCTTCAGTTTGAACAGAAGCACTGGTACCAACAATATGAACTCTTTGTGACGGACTTGTTGTACCTATACCAACTTTTCCAGCCATATAAACTTCACCTATATCGGTATTACCTCCACCTCTGTTGTGGATTTGAAACATATTATTATTATTTTCATCTGCCACTCTAAGTGCAATATTTAAAGTACCGCTTGTAGGTGATTCATTATTAAGGCCAGCAATTAATACCTGTGGTACATCTCCTACATCCCATGTATATCCAGCCGAGGGATCTCCAATTTGTATTTGAGAAGTAGTAGTGCTTGCAGTTCCTTTTGCTATTAAAAATCGACCAGACGAATCTATACGCATCTTTTCTCCACCATTAGTGTCAAATCTTAAAAGACCTGATCCACCTGATTCTCCTATAATTCTGGCAGATGTATCACCCCAATTAACTCCACTTCCATTTCCAAGAGTAATTGCACCAGTTCCAGTGATAGCTCCTGTTACGTCAATACCAGCACCAACATCTAAATTTCCAGTTACATCAACATGACCATCTGTATTGACGACTATTCTGTTTGCACTATTGGTTGAATCTCTAACCGCAAATACACCACCATTAATTAATAATTGATAATCAGGGTTTCCATCACTGTCATTAAAAATAACTGATGGACTTGCGTCAGATAAAACAACATCTTTACAATTAACATTTGCAGTAGTAGTAATTGCTTGACTTCCAAAATCAGGAGAAATCTTTGTTCCAGCTATAGCTGCTGTATTGCTTATATCTCCATTTACTATCGTTAGATCTGCTATCTTTGCACTCGTAACACTATTATCAGAAGGTACTCCTACTGCTAATTCTGCATAAGTAATTATAAAAAAGTCTGCTCCTGTAGCTGGTGCAGCAGCAAATATAATATCATCACCATCTATCGCAAAACCTTCACTAGGACTTGTTCCAGAATTAGGTTTTTGTATAACACCATTAACAGAAACAAGTAATTGTTGTGCAGCAGTGCTTGGTGGATTACTTAACGTAAATCTGGTTGCAGTTCCATTAAAAGAAGCACTACCCCCACCTGATCCAGATGATGAGGATAGTGTATTAATAAAGAAGTTACTTGCACCACCACCACTACCACTTATTTCAGCAATGCTTCCATTGTCTTTTTTAGTAAATAATTTACCGCTATCGGTTCTTATCGCTACTTCACCGACAACTAGATCACTAGCCCCTGGATCGCTACCGCTTCCTCTTTTTAGTTTAATGACATTTGCCATGAGCTATAACCTCCTATGGCTTAGTAAGTTCCACCATCAATATCAAAGCCAGAAACACTTCCATTTTCTAAAAATGTAACCAAATCTGTTAAAGCAACCTGTACCATTGTGCCAGCATCATTTATTACCATACGGTCAGCAGCAGCCAATGTAGTTGAAGTTGCACTTGTCGACCCATCAATGATATTTAATTCAGCAGTGCTGACTGTAGCTCCATCTAAAATTGCTACTTCTGTTGAAGTTAACAAAGCTAAAGCAGCAGAAGCTCCAGATTGGCAACCAGATAAGTTATCTAAGTCAGCATCATAAGCTTGAACATTCGTTCCAATAGCAAGTCCTAAAGCTGTTCTAGCTGCACTTGCACTTGTAGCACCCGTTCCACCATCCCCTACAGCAAGCGTTCCAGTGATAGAACTAGCAGCTAAATCAACAGCAATTTCAGTAGATTCAATAACAAGTCCACCATTAGCCTTAAGATCAACAGATAAAGTATTACCAGACTTATCTAAACCATCTCCTGCTGTGATCTGACCAGCACCAGAGAATTGAGCAAAGGTTAGGTTATTAGTTCCTACTACAGCAGAACCAGAATCAGAAGTACAAACAAAACCGTTATCTGCGTTTGTTGTTCCTTTCTCAACAAAGGTGAACATACCAGCAGCATTAGCACCAGCAGCTAAGTCAGCAGCCCTAGCAGGTGAAGCTGCAACTACATAGATACCATTTTGAGATGCAGTCGACTGATCTTTAACTAATACTCTGTCATTAGTAGAAAGAGTAACTCCATCTAATGTGTCTCCATTATTAAGAGCAGTTGATATTGTTATATTTCCAGTTGTTGCTGCGACACATGAATTTTTAACATTTAAACCTTGAGATGTAGCTTCAACAAATCCTTTAGTAGCAGCGTCTTGTGCATTTACTGGATCGGCTACGTTTGTAATATTCTGTGAGTTAAATGAAACTGAACCTGTAGGAGCAGCCATTTGTGACAAAGTATTTACTCTTACACCTGTGTCAAAATCTGATATCTTTGTATGTGCTATCGAAGGAATATCAGCAGCTACTAATGCTCTAAAGTCAGGAGCAGCAGCACTTCCAGTGGTAGGACCAGCTAATACATTATTAGCACTTCGTGTTGTATCTTTATCCCAAAAAGCACCTTTACCAAACGCTTTGTTAATAGTTGAAGCAGAACCTCCTGATCCACCTGTACCCACTCCCACATATCCAATTTCATTACCTTCACTAAATGCTAATTCCGCATTTTCTAGTGTGGTTGGTGCTGATGATCCTGTAGATCTTTTAATCCTAATTGTGTTTGCCACTAGAAGTTTCCTCCGTCAACGAGTTTTAGTGTGGTGACGTTATTATCTAATATAACCTTACCACTACTTTGCTGATAGTACATCACCGAATTATCAACTTTTGCACTGTGATCTATAATTAAATCAAAACCTGGACCTTGTGGCCCTGCTGTTGTCACAGTTACAACAGTTGCATCCCCTTCATTTACCGTAACAGTATTTTTAGTGGTGCTTACGTTAACACTAGTCATGCTGTGTAACCCTCACTCATAAAAATGTCTCCTTCTAAATAATACTCTTTTAACCCTCCTGGATTAGTAAGTAATACATCATATTTTAATAAGTTTGGACTAAATGTTGCAGTCTGCACATCTGTTAATGCAATATCTATTGTTCCTGCTCCTCTGTTTGTATAAGTAACAGCAAAATCAGCATATTTTGTGGTACGTGTTTCTTCCCAAACCTGTGCTTCCACAGTAAATCCAACTAAATTTATTGCGTTATTATCACTATCTTTAAAAACAAGTTGAATATTATGGTCTGATCGCCTTTGAATATTCATATTGTAAATACCAGGTTGAATAGCCATAATTAAACTTTTATTATGTACATCATAGCTATGTTGCGTGGTCTTGCTTCGTCACCTTGACTTCCAGAAGTACCAGATGCAGAAAATGTATGATTGTGTGAAGCATCAATATCAACACCACCTACAGGGCTGGTAGAAGAACTACCTGTAATAGATGAGCTACCATCTTGTGTTTTTGTAAATACACCACTTGCAGATCCATTAGCATTAAAACCTTCTGATATTTTTCTAATACCACCTGTTAAAGATTTAGTACTGGTTGTGCCAGAAAGACTTATAGAGTGATTATGAGATGCGTTTGCTCCTGCTTGAGAACTAGCAATACTTCTTCCACTATCAGTTCCTTTACCATTATCAAAACCTCTAATAAATTCACCTCTTAAATCAGGAAGATTAAATGTAGAACTTCCATTACCAGCACCATAAGCCGTTCCAACTATTGCAAATAAAGCAGCATATGTCGTTCTACTAACCGCAGCACCGTTACATTCTAAATAACCTGTAGGTACAGTCGCTACTGCCACACAAAATACTGCACTGGTAGGAACACCAGCCACAATCTGAAAAGATAATTCTCCTGATCCATCGGTTTGTAAAAATCCACCATTTGTAATTGATGATGGCAAAGTAAGGGATATGTTTGAAGCAAGTGATGGAGGTTTTAAAGTAATAGTATGACTAGCACCTACGTCTTCTAATCTAATGTCTGAACCATTCTTCATAACTATACCAGTATTAGCAATAGATACCCTGTGTGTTCCAGATGTTGTAAATCCTATTGTATTAGAACCTGGTCTAAACATTCCTGTATTAGTATCTCCGTCAAAACTTACGGCTGGGCTACTTGCTCCAGAACCATCATCAGCTAAAAACTGACCTGTCATTGTTCCACCAGCTACAGGTAATAAACCTAAGTTTGCTGTATCAACAGGACCAATAGTAGTGAAGCCATTATTGGATGAATTTCTTATTTTTAGATTATTACTATCTGCTGTATCAACATAAGGCATAAATGCTTCTGTATTAGAAGGATCAGAACCACCACTATTAAGAGTTTTTATCGCATCAAAAACAGCATTAAGGTCACTTCTTACCGAAGCTCCTGAAGCATTAGCAATATTATAGTCTGATACTTGGCTCATCTAAATAATACTTTTCTTCATATTACACCCCTTTACCATAACCGACAGCTTGGAATGTAAAAGTTCTATCAACAAAACTCGAACCATTTTTAATACTTACAACAAATCCTGTACCAGAAACACTTGTAACTGTAAAGAAATCACCTGATTGAGCATTTTGTATTGTTATTCCAACAGAAGGTAAGAAAGCATTTGCTCCTCCTAATGATGAAGTGCCAACAAAAAATGGCGTTCCAAATGTAACAGTTTTTGCTGACGTTCCAGATTGTTGTGGTGCGGTAGATGTAGTACCTCCTGTCTGATAATTCTGTTCTGTTCTTGATTGAAACTCTGCTGTATAACCTGCTTGCTGCACGTTCATATTTTGTGAAACATTAGTTGTTTCTAAAATTAATTTAAATTTAAATCTTCTTCCTTTAAATGTTCCATTTGCAAAGTTATTAAACCCTCCGAAAGTTCCTGATGCTGTTTGTGAAGTTGCTACCTGTATCTGACAGTTTGCCTCATCTGCTGCTGCACCGTCAAAATTACCATCAATAGCATAATTATCCCAAAAAGATCCACTTGGAATAATAGTTTCTATATCTGTACCTATAACAAAACCAATAGAACGGATTACTCTTTTTAAATCAAGAGAAAATACAGCACCTATATCTAAAATATCTTTAAAAGCATATTCTCCCGTTGCATTTGTAGCTGGATTTGTAAGTTGTAATGCACTAGCGGTAGTGTTAAACGTAGTGTTTGTATCAACACCAGCAAAAGGAGGTGAATCTAAATCTTCTCTATCTTGCAATATAACTTGAGCATCAATTAAGTCAGGTAAATCTTGTATTATACTGGCTTCCCCATTACTGAAATTCCCTTGGTCATCTTGAAACTTAAGAATATATTCTCCCTCCAATGATGGAACAACTACATCTGTTGTATTACCAGCCAACGCAGTAACAAGATCAACAGAGTTTTGAAACGTACCACTACCATCAGTTAAGTTACTATGTCTTACATATACTCTTCCTCCATGTAAAACATCAGGATCTACTGCTTTTGTCCATCTAAGTCTTACCAATTTATTAGTAATAGGCTCCATAGATAAATTTTGAACATTTCCAGGTGGATCTGTTTTACCTACGGCATTAAATGTAAGGTCAGAAGATGTTGCTGATAATTTTAAAGCTGCATTATATGAATAAACTTTAAATTCATAAGCTCCTGCTTGTGTACCAGTAAGTTCAAAGTCAGGTCTGAATACAATAGTGCTGACCCAGTTTGTATTGTTAAATCTATATTGAACAAGATATTGACTTACACCTGTAACTGATACCCAAGATAAAATTAATTTAGTTACTGCAAGAGCGTTTATTACAACAACTCTTTCTGATGCTTGTAAGTTTGAGGGAGGACTTTTTGGTTCATTTAATAAAGATATATTTCTGGCAGGTAAACTTATTCCTGATTCGATATTTGCATACTTACCAGCAAGATAAGTTAAAGCTGTAATTGCATAATTAATTCCATCTTGCTCTTCTACTGTTATTACTCTGTAAGTTTGTGCTTCTAATGTAGAACTTTGTACAAGCCAAATAGTATTAGGATTTGGAGTTTGGTCTAAAGCAGAATCTAATGTAATAACACTGCCGATAATACCTGTAATGTTTTTTGTTTCTACCGTTCCATCGGGAAGTATAACGCTACATTTTTGATTAGAACCTGAGAAAGTATCTAAACCTTCTACATTATCTACTGT